AAGGTTTGTACCTCTGTTCTTTGGAGTTTAGGATTCCATCGAGTCCTCGGCCTATTACGGGTCGAGGGGTCAAGATGGAGCCATCCTAGCCCTGACGATGATTCATCCACAACAGGGAGGGTGCCTAAGGCACTCTCGATCTCCTGTCGCAGAAACTCTGCAGTTCTGGTCATACCGCCCTCCTGAAGGAGATTAGCGGAACTAACCAGAGAGCTGAACCACCGAGCATCACGCTCGAGCGTGTCAACATCCACACGAAGATAGACCGGGTTAACCGGCCTACCACGGTAGAAATCCCCACCGCAACTCTCCCGGAAGTATCCGGAAATGAAAGTCTTAGAGGGGTTGACCTTGAGACCATAGGCTTCAAGGTCAGACACGACCGAGTTAGCGTAGTCCGTGGGAACGATGATATCGTCCCCATAGACGCGAAAAGCACCCTGGCAGTACGCCAGGGCGCGATCCATTGATCCGATTTCACGAGCGATTCGATCAAAGGCAATGGCCGTAAAGACCATCGCTTCAACCGGAAAGCAAGTGGCGGAACCCATCGAGGCGAACTTCCTTAGGTGGATTTCTTCACCATTGGGAAGCAAAGCCTTCCGAGAACGACTCGCGTCAAGGGCAGCCAGAACATCTGGCCACCAGCCGAACAGACTAGAAACTAGACTGAAAGCTACGCGGTCGCTGGCATCACTAAGGTCGATTGTCGCTGTTAGGCGAGTAACCGACCCTTGTTCAGCCAAGTGCTTGTTGGGAGTCTGATCGGTAAATCCGATCAGTGAAGCACTCCTAGGATCCTGCTCGAGTAGCGGGACAAGAGCGCGCATGAGACCCTGCTGTGCGTACTGCATGGCAGAAGGCTCAATGGCGATCAGACGCGGCTTCCGCCGCGTCTTGGGCACAGGAGTGACCTTCACAGGTCGCTCCTCCGATTCGTCGAGGTACCTTGGTTGGAATTCTTGGAAGTACTTCCAACTAGGTAAGCAGTATTCTCCGAAGGGGAAAATCTGCTCCAGGCGGTCTGGCCACTCACGCTGCTCGAACTTTTCGTTTCCGATAAGCCGATCTGCGGTAGCGCCAGGACCATGCCCGACTGGAAGCTCAAACGCGTTGATTCGCGCCGTGAGCCTCTCCAACTGACGTCCAAACAAGAACGCGAATGTCCTCTTCAAAGAGGAGGACGCTTCAACATTCGTAAGCTCGGCGTCAGTCTCGACAAATTTCCGCAACTGCGCGGTGACTCCCTTTTGCGGGCACACCTCGAAGATCTTCTTAAAAAACAAGGAGATCTGACGGATGGCTCGTATAGAGGAAATATCCGCGTCAGTACGGACGTAAGACTCATCGAACACCTTGCCGAAGAAACCCTGCAGAAATGCTGGGTGACCGCGACCCCTCACGCTCTTGAAGTGTGGGAAGTCAGAGGGCAAGACACGACCCCGCTCCAGGGCTCTTTCGAGCCCTTCGGCGATTTCGGGAAGAGTGATCGTCAAAAACGATTCACCTTCATGTTCGATGCGATGGGACACTTCAAGAAGGTCCCGTCTTACCGATACGCTGCATGACTGACCGCAATCAGCGATCAGCCTTTGGATCAAAATCTTCGAGCTTTTCAT